GGGTCTATTATGTATCATATTATGCAGATTATGATGGAGATGGTGACTATTTCGGATATAACGAAGAAGAAGGTACAGATGAATATGTAGGTTACTCTACAAATTGGGGTAACGGAGATATAGAAGAAAGTGGATGGGTATTAGAAGTATGAAGAGATATAGAAAATTATTGGAAGCAATAGGAGAGGAGGTAATAGATGACAAATGATGGAGAATCTGTTACTTATTCTAGAACTTGTTGCTGTGACGATGGCAGTGATGGCGTGCGCCCTTGCTGTAGTACTTATATTCATCATGTTGAAACAGATGATAGGGAGATTAATTTCTCCATTACGATTAGCAGCCCTGATTCACAGCGCGCCAAAGTTAGTGAAGCAGGACAAAAAGCAGAAAAAGCAGAAAAAGAAGAAGACAAGGAGGACTGAATATATGAGTAAAGAAGCAAGTGAAGGAATTACTTTCAACGACATCTTTATGTTTATGATAGCTGTACCTTTAGTATTACTATGGGTAGGTTTTGCAGGTTTTGTTATACACACAGGACTTAATAACTCCGCAGTTCTTGAGAACATCGAAGCATATACAACTTTGATTGCTATATTAGGTGGGCCAGCCCTTCTAATTATCAAAGATGCTCTTGACGTATGGAAACAAGAACAAGCAGAGAAAACAGCTTTCTATAAGGTAAAGGCACAAGCAGTTATTGATTATAACGATGCAAGTCAGAAACAAGCTCAAATGATTGAAGCTAACGCACAAGAACAAGAGCACAAGATGGAAGCATCTTCAATAACCAAAGTAACAGCCAAGAAGAAATAATTGACGTAAGCTTTATATAGTCTTACGCCCTAAATATATTGTGGCTCTCACAAGACCACGAACCCACAGGATACTTACGCAAATTGCGTCTCTGGGGGCCACACAACGAAAGCTTTATATACTCCTTGATGATTATATAATAACAGGTGAATACCTATGGCAAACGAAACAAATAACGAAACAGCTACCAACGAGACTAGTGAGGGCAACCTAACTGCTATCTTGGACACTGTAGAAGAATCAGGTTTGTTAGATACTCTAATGGACGAACCATTACTTATGGCACTAGCTGCATTAGTACTTGGTATGGCAGGATATATTGCTTATACCGTACCAGCAGTTAAGATGTTAGTCTTTAAATATTTAAAGAATAACGAAGCTGAGTTAATGGATATGCTAGATAAGAATCTAACAAAAGCTCAGATGAAAGCCTTCGATAAATTAGACGAAACAGCACAAAAGCACGTAAAAGACTCTTTAGTCCGTAATGTATTAATTACAGCATGGGACGAGAAAGATGATGAACTTGCTGGACTTGTTAAGTCTAAAGTTAAGGCAGCTCTTGACGAATCCAAGTAATGGACGTCGAGGGATACGAAGGGCGACTTCGCGAGAGGGTAGGAGAAGCAGAATATGCTAGGCATAAAGAGCTTGTCCGCCTTCTGGCACGCAATCTTGCGCTTGAAGACGTGCTTTGGGAAGAAATTTCTATACATATTCGGGATGTTGACCTACGAACAGAGCTTCTGCGACAAAGAAACTCGATAGTACGTGATATACATACTGAATTTAGAGCATTAAATATAGAAGTTCCAACAGTAACTGAAAAGAATACAGAAAATTTTATGGCAATGTTAAGTGATATAGATGACGACCCAAGTGAAGAACGAACAGAAGAAGCTGAACGCAGCGATTAGTGGAAGGCTAGCGCACGATTCTAGAGCTTTAGAAGAAGTTTTTGAGAAATGTAGGGTCTCTGAAAAGAAAATGACGCTACTTGTTAGGGCATTTTGTGAGTCTTATCTCATAGACCAAGCAAGAAGACCTCTTAAACTACGACCTTTACAAGAACGTATAGTCGTAGCATGTTTAACACATCCCTCCGGTAACCCCGCAAAACACAGAAAATTAGCAATTTTGGCTCCACGAGGCAGTGGTAAGTCTTATGCTCTCTCTGTTGCAGTGTGTATCTACATGTTTTTTAAGAGATTTAGGGATTTAATATTCGTATTGGCTCCATCTGAGGACCAAGCAGCATTAATCTTTAACTATTGTTATAGACACTTTGCTGATAATGAGTTCTTGGGGAGCTTAATTGACCATTATAGATTCCATAACAAGCCAAATATCACAATGAAGGGAGGTACGGTGCTACGTAGAGCCCCTATTGCTGCTTCTAATCAAGGGCAAGCAATACGAGGACAACACCCTACTTTCTTAGTAGTGGATGAGAGCCCATTAATTGATGATAAGCTATTTATTGATAATGTAGAACCTTCTATATTGTCCAATAAGGCTCCATTTATCAACTTGGGAACTCCAAAAAGCAAAGAAAACCACATGTATAGGTATCTTTATGATGAGGATTATGAAGATTCATTTGATAGATTACATTTTACATGGAGAGATGCAGTAAAGAAAGGTAGAGCCTATGGTCCGCCCTATGATGAAGAAGATATGTTACAGAAAATGACAGAGTGGGGAGAGGATTCAGTATATTGGAGAACAGAATATGAGTGCGAGTTCGTCGAATCAACCAGTAATATTTTTAACCCAGAGTTACTTCGCAAATGTTATATTCAACAAGAATTTGCCGAATACGGAGCGCCGTATCCAAATTGTGTTGTTGGTGTGGACATTGGTAAGTCTGTCAATTCTACTGTTATCAGTGTTTGGGCTAATGAAAAAGATGATACTGGCAATGTTGCAAGTTTGATATACCTAGAAGAGATAGGACCAAAGACAGGTGGACATGATATACCATTTCAACGTAGTCGTATAATGGATGTTGCTAAGAATTTTGATGCAAAAAGAGTTATTATTGACGCTACAGGTATAGGTGGAGCATTTGAACAAGATTTAAGAGTAGAATGTATACAAGAAGAGATACATTTAATACCATTTATATTTACAGGAGGACCGAAGGGTTCTAAAACACAGGTCTACAGAGACTATGTGTCATATGTACAACAAGGCCAAATTAAGGTGCCAAACCCTAAATACCTACCTCCAGACCAAGCAAAGTTAGTTAACAAATGGTATAAAGAACATGTAAACCTAGAATATACCATGGATGCAGCGAATAAAACAGAGAAGATATCAGCACCAGATGGTAAACATGATGACTATTGTGACAGTTCTGTGATAGGAATACACGCCTGTTTAGGTATGTTACCACCCGAATCCTCGTTCGCATCAGTAAATGTTAACCGTTCTACCCCTATCCCTCATAAAAGTGGGTCAGGAGGTATAGTTTTTGGTAAAACTACACGTAACCACAGGGTTAATAAGCCCCGACCGGGCGGAATTTAGCGAAAGCTTTATATACTCCCGCGTATTATATTTATACGATAGCTATGGCTCTAAGAGATTATTGGCCTTTCAATAGGCGGAGTTTCGCAACTAAAGGGACTAATCCACCGTACACTAAGGATAATCCACGCTCCTTCGGAGATGGAGTAATACGCCGGATTCAATTGCAGTCCAATGGCTTCGGCCGTGGTGGTGCTATGAAAGAACCGCAGGTTGGGGATTATCGTACGTATATGAATGTATATTTATCGGACCCAATAGTACGAACTCTTATAGATTTGCCATGTCTCTATGCCTCTAAGGACGGATACGACATCGTAACTGACAATGAAGAGGAACGCCAAGCTATCACCCAGCTTTTTGATAAGATAAATTTTGAGCAACTTATATATTCTTGGTTACGTAATGGTAGAATATTCGGTACATCCTATTTAGAATGGACTGGAGACAATTTAGTTTTACGCTCGTCACAGAACTTATATGTACAAAGGGACTATAATGGACAGATAATGTATTATTATCAAGATTTGGGAGATGACAAGGAGTCGATTAGATTTGAAGAAGACGAAATTATCGAATATAAAAACAATCCATTTGATGATTATGCCTATGGTTTATCTGATATACATCCTATCCTTTATCTCATTGACCTTAAAGATTATGCAGAGCGCGACATCGGTGCGGCTCTTAATAAATACGCTAATAGTCGTTTCGATATTAGTGCTGGTCTACCTGATATGCCTTATGGACCGGACAAGATTAACGAAATAGTATCTGCATTTAATGGATTAGAGCCGGGAGAAGATATCATTCACGGAAATGATATAACTGTAAAAGAATTACAAGGAACACAAAGAGCATTTGAATATGGTAAGTATACAGATGATATAATGAATAAAATAGCAATAGCTATGAAAGTTCCTCTCT